CAGATCTGTACAATATCCACTTAGTCACACTAACACACTTTATCATCATTGCTTCCCGTAAATGAGTGAACCCTTCATCTCTGTCTTTCAGGTCTCCCTTGTACAGTGCTTCATTCCCGTAAAGCGGAGGCAAATACCGTGGCTTACCTTCTTTGTAGACGTTTCCACTAGCAAGTACTAAATGATGCGACCAAGCCAATTCATCTTCAATTGCAGTAATGTTTGGTATCGGCTCAACCATAGAATTGACTTAGGTTCTATCACATCTAAAAATTTCACTTTGGGGAACATGATAACCTTCCTCCTGTGCAGATACTCTTGGATGGTTACCCTCGGTGTCAACTTCCCAAAAGTGATAATTGGACGCCTGAGCCATTTCCTCATTCCTTGAATACCCACATTGGTTAATCTCTTGCATAATCCAGAAAACCCAGGAACCTTCTGTAGCAAGCTAGAGGTATTTTCCACTTTCCCAAGTATCTTGTCCATGATAGAAAACGCACTACAATCCAAGTAAAATCTGCTCACTTTACCACTATAAGCATCTCGACATAACTCTACAATTGCAGCTTTGAATGGATCTTTCAAGTGCTCTTTTCCCAATAATGCATTCAGAGAATCATTTTGGCAGATATTCCTGAAGTAAGTCAACAACTTTTGCCTGATCAAGTCTGAAGCAGATGCAGTCCTTTGGGCGTTTGGCCACTCCTGTCCCACTAGATGTGATTCTCTGAAACTCAAGCCAAATACCTCCTTAGTTGAGCCAGGTGGCAACTCGACAATGTACTCAGGATCATCTTCTTCAAATTCTGACTTTGATCCAAACTTCCCATGTGCTCCCAGTGCATTCTCAATCAGTCGATCCATCAAAGCAGACTGGGGATCACTAGACCTAAACATTGAACGCAATATCCCATATAACCTACCAGAATTGTCTCTTACACCCGTTAAAGTCATTTGCTCTAAGGACAGTACACCTGCTCCACCCAAGTCAGATGGAAACATACACCTGCATAAGAACAATACGACAAATGCTGGATCTTTGCAAATTCTCCTTGTGATAGAGCTGGAAAGCAGACTCATCTGTGAGCTAGCGAGAGATTTTACCGAATTTGGAGCGAATTTCTCTGCGAGGTACTTTGTAAACTCACTATGACCACTATGACGATACATTTCAGACAATCTCGATACTACCCAACTCTCAGAACAATTCTTCCCATAATCGAAATACATCTGGTACAATTGAATGGTAGCTGGATCAAAGTGACTCTCATTCATGATTCCCTCTTCGATGCGGGTAGACACGATAGATACAAATGACCGATACAGAAGGTACGTGATCCTATACCACTTCAGCAGAGTCTGAGTGTAAACGCCATTAGCCAACTCCAAACTACTACTAATAGCAGATGATATTCCAGAAGATTCTATTTCATCACAGTGTAAGTTAGAAGAACCCATCGAACTAACAGCTACCATCCTCTTCAATGCAGAGTCAGCCCTTACACCAGCAATATAATGTTGACGT